GACCATTCTGCTGTTGCAATGCTTGTAATAATGCTTGTTGCTGTTGTAGTGAATTGGTAGTTCCTGTGTTGGCAGAACTTAACTGTCCAGATGTAACAGGATTAGTAATATTTGCCTGAGCAGGCGCTGCGAATCCAGTTCCACCAGCTCCACCACCTAGACCCAACATTCCAGTTACTGCTCCCATTTATATCTCCTTGGAAAATAAAATAAAATCATTCGTGGCGCTATCTAGTTTCATTCCATAAGCTAGAAGCACCTTTACACTTTCAGTAGATCCTTTATTAGACGGGATCACACTTCCTAAAAGCTTTTTCAATTTAAATGTCTTAGCCACTTCAGCCACTTCGTCAGCTAGATCAGTAGCCTTATTCATGTTTCTAAATTCTTTTTTGATATATAAATCTTTAATCCAGCATGAATCAGCTTGAAAAGAATAAGTGATAAAGCCATAGGTTTTCTCTATGATCTGATCTTGAGTCTTCTCTAAGAGATATTCTGCAAATAAACTCATGTACCCGCCGAATTTGCTGCGCTGATGTTTCTCCAAGCCTTCTTCACTCCAAAGACTAAATTAAGTCCTGAAAGAGTAAAACCAAGGCCCGCTGGAACACCAAACGAAGGATCATAAACTTCATTCAAAGTTATTTGAAAAGCCTGACATCGCTGTTTAGCTAAAAATACTCGCCAGTTCTCTAGAGATGAATGTCCACCATAGGGATTTCCCTGACCGTAAGGACTAGGTAATCCGTAAGTAGGATTGTAATTAGTTGGACTGATCAAAGTAGATTGTTCAGGAGCAGAATTATAATCATAGGCTATTTGCATTTGAAGCTTATGAGGAGTGTAATAAACACCGAGCAAGTAAAACCAATAACTTCTTATATATCCCTGAACACCAGCTGGATTAATCCAACCAGTTGTGAATGATAACAATACAGGATCAGATCCATCTAGATATAGTCCAGGAGTCTCTTGAAATACTTGACCATAAGAACTGATATAAGTATGCATGTCTTGATAAAGAGTAGAAGAAATGCCTGGAATATTAACGAATGTTCCCCATTGGGAATAATAATAATCATACATTAGCGTAATGCCAGAATCTAAAGTGAATCTCACTTGGTTCGTTCCAGGCACATTCACAGCACTTAATACCGTAGCTCCAGTGGTGAGCTTTTCAACAGGAGCGCCGATATAATTAGTAGCCATATCGCGGCCTAATAGCCAAATGCCTTTATCTGATTGAAACATGAGCCCTTGAGGCATAAATACAATTGAGTTCTGATTCATACAGCCAACTGTAGAAGTAATGAAAATAGGCTGAGAATACTGCGAATTCGCCCCTGTATTATCAGGCCCAGTACCATTTATATAATAAATAGCATTGTTCTTAAAAATAATGATCTTATCATCTAACGGACTAATCGCTGTAATATAGCCAGTAGATCCTTGTGCTGCTGTACTCGGAGCCACATACACAGTGAATAATTGAGACATCTCAACAGGCGTTGCTTCGATAACTTGCTTAGAATACCACAATAGATTTTGATCTTCTGCATCTACCATCCATAATCTATCATCAAATAGTGTGAGTAAATTACTAGCAGGTCCTGAATCATCATCGACAACACCACCAGTTGTATAAATGATATTGTTACCTAAAATTGAAGCGTCACTAGCAGCATCTACAATTGCCACTGAATCTGATGTAGTTGAATTAATAATTGGTTGAGTGATTGAGGTTACTTGATAATAAGTTTCTTGAGCCGTACTCCAGCGATATAGAACAATTTTAACTGGTGAAGCTATCTTATAAGTAAGCCTTAAGTATGGAACATTAATAGTGTTAGTACTGCTAGAAGTAGTGGTGGTAATAGACACAGGAATGCTAGTAGCACTTCTAAATGCATTTCCTTGGTTGTCCGTCCATTCATAAGTAGCTTGATAAAAATATTCTTGAGCAATCAATCCTCCAGATCCTGTAGCAGTTGTAACTTCCACATTATCTGGATAAACGAAGAAGTTATTCTCTACTGGCTTAACACCATCATATCCCCAGAGAAATCCACCAGACAGATTTAAGTTCTCACCAATTTCTGTGGTATCAAGTCCAGAAGTACTTAGGTCAAATGAAATTAAGTTGACACCAGTTTGAGAATAAATTCCTCCACTTGTGGTCTGCTGGGAATTGCCATTAGTGCTTAAGGCCTCAATCAAATCCTTATAAAGATAAGAAACTTGAGCCACATTTCCAGACACATTGACCGATGATAATCCTAAAGTTGAATATCCACCGCCATTTTCATAAGCAAATTTAGAAACGACAACTGGATTAGCCTGTGTACTTAAAGAACCATTAATTAAGAAATATGTTGGCTGATAAGTGCTTTGATAAGCTCCTATGTAATAGATCACATCATTAACAATAAAAGCTTTGGATTCTAATCCGATACTTCTGGCGCTTGTAATCGCAGTTCCTACAACTCCTGCCTGAGTAACTGTGATCGAATTCACGTAATGACTAGGAATAGATGAATCATATGCATAATTATTCGCAATTTCATAAAAAACTGTGCATAAAGAATTTTGAGCTGCACTTGTGATATTTAACACAGTTCCTGAAGTGATAATCTCTATAGGAGACAAGATAGTTCCTAAAATTAAATTAAGAGCTAACGAATATCCAGTGCTGGAAGTTGAATCATAAAATGTCACCCATAAAACGAAGTTACTTGAGCTGCTTGTGTCAGCAGTTAGACTCATAATTGTTGCTTTTTTACCACTGAATGTAACTGGAGCCACCGGACTTAATCCTCCAGCGGCTCTGCCTGCAGTTAGATAAGTAACTTTCACGGCCTGGCCACCGGAAGTCGTATCATATCCTATGTAGAGATTTTCATTAATCACTACACCATCCCATGACAGTGCATTTGTAGGAGCATAACCAACAGCAATGTCAGCTGCAGTTGTAACAATGCTTGGATTAGCTATGCTTATACAGATATATTGTAAATGAGCCGTTGCAGTGATTGTATTCGTGAATACTATCACGAAATAATTGCCTAAATTAAATACTCTTGGACTTCCAGAAACAGAACCGCTTGTGACTGGAATTAATGTCGGATTAACGATGGCTTGACCTGTAGTAGAATCAAGAATCTCATACTTATATAAATAAGAACTTCCATTATATTCAGTATATGCAACACAGATCAGACCATTAGATGCTATCGCTGAATCGCTCTGGACTTGATTAAAGTTATTTCTCACCAAAGGCAGAACATTTAATGAAACTGGCTGGATACTGCCTTTTTCAACCCATGTTGCTGAACTTTCGTTATAAGCTGCTAGATTACTTCCAATAGCTGTCAGATTCTGATTAAAAGTAGTCAAATAAGTATAAGAATCATCAGGAAGTTGGCTGATTGATCCAAATCCATTTCTTTTTTGAAGCATTCCACCTTTAGTGAAGATGCTATTTTCTAAAGAAGCGAATTTTCCAATAGGAACTTGGAATGGATCAGTCTTAGTATCCAAACCTTGTGCGAAGTTAATATTTACATTCTGTTTTACAGGTACAGCCATAAATCCTTAGTAATAGATAATAACCTGACCATCAGCCCCAGCGCCACCGGCTGCATAACCACCAGAAAGCCCTCCAGCACCACCAGCTCCGACAATAACTGTGTATGAGTTTCCACCGATTACATTAAATATTCTGGTCCATTTCTTAGCTCCAGCGCCACCACCAGCATATATATTATTGGCGGCTACTTGAGCTCCGCCGCCTCCAGCTCCAGGCCCCTGTCCAGCCTGGCCACCAGCATTGATTCCGCCGCCAAAGCCACCATTGCCACCATCGCCATAATCACTAGCGCCGCCGCCACCACCGGGGCTTCCTCCAACCCCATTGAAACCGCCAGCGCCACCGATAAAGGATAATGAATCTTCTCCAGGATTCGAATTTGGATAATCTCCATTCCCGCCAAAATAACTATCTGTATTATTACTAGCAGTAGTTCCTACTCCGCCACTTGCTCCATTGGTGTAAATGCCTTCTGATCCACCGCGACCTACAATAATGCCATTAAATAATGAATTTCCACCTTGTCCAGCTCCAGATCCAGTAGAACCACCGCCACCGCCACCACCACAAGCCTCAACAATAATGCGAGTACAAGTAGCCGGAGCGACAAAAGTATAAGTACCAGCTGAAGAGTAAGTAACAGTTGTAGCGTTTAACGATAGACCAAAAACACTTGTAGCAATATTTCCAACTTGAACAGCATTTGCTGCCAGCTGTGTATTTCCAATACCACCAGCAGCAACTCCAATTACATTAGATGTGATAACAATAGTAGATCCATCTACAGTATATGGCGCTGTAATATTTCCTGCTGAATCTAGTGTCATGATCTTCTGCGAAGAAGGCAACGTAGGCAAAATAAGATTGTAACTAGCGCCTAATGAATTAACTGGCGATATCGTTACGCCATTAGCTCCAGCTGTTTCATTTCTAACGATGAGGCTTCCAATATCCATTGTTGCTGGCACATTGGTCGCAGACTGAAAAATAAAAGTACCGGAACTATAGCTTGCAGAAGCTGTTCCGCTTGGAAGACCTGTGATTGTTCCACTAGCTCCAGCTACAGATCCACCTTGAGTGATTCTAATTTGATTTCCATTGCCATCATTATAATAAAGATCAACACCAACTTCATAAATACAACCTACATCTGAAGGCCCAGATAAAGCTGCTAATTGTGGTGCGAATCTAACAGTTCTAACGAATGTAAGATTATTAGATTGAATAGTTAGATCAGAATTAATATTTAATCCATTAGGAGTAATCTGCACTCCAGTGCCTAAACTATGATTATGACCATCAATAATGGATAAGCATGCGTTGAGATTTTGAGCCCAATCTGGTCCAAAATCCACCCCGACTATAGGAACCGGCATATCCATATTAGGGCTTAAAATCGTATTCGCCATTAGTAAACTCCTATAGAAACAATAACAGCAGCAGAACTAGTGAGAGTTAAAGTTAAACTATTAAATGGTGCTGATCTGTAAATCGTAGCTGGTCCCTGAATATCAGTTAAGAACCATCCCTGCTGATTTTTACCAAGCTTATGATTAATTATATTCACACCACTTGCTAATGAAATATTGTTCAAAAATGAAGCACCATTGAGTGGATTAGCCAACAAAGGATCAAGGATGCTTTTCCATTTAGTCTGCATTTGATTATCAGGAAGATTAAGAGGTAACTGCATTACCAGCCACCGCCTGAAGTTCCACCGGCCCAGCCTGTGCCGCCATATATAGGATCAACACGAGTCTCTGAGATGGTGTCTGGAATTCCAGCATCTCTGTTAGAAGAAGCTTCTTGAATTCGTTGTTTTAAGAACACAATCTCTTGAGTTAAATTAGAAGTATCCGTTCCTTCTTCTTTATCCAGTGCATATTTAGCCGTGCGAACAATCACATAATCTAACCATCCACTAACTCCAAGCGTAGTTAAGTCAGTGTCTTGTAATAATCCCGGAAGCCTTGGGGAATACCATGCAATCAGTGTCTGTCCACCAGCAGGTGTTGGGATAATATTAATATTATTTCCCATGATACGATAGCGCATATTATATACACCATATATTGTACTAGTGGAATTCGGATATACATACTGATTACGCTTAATAAAATCAAAACGAAGAAGAGAGACACGACTAGGAGTAATTGTGCTTGTGTTAACATTCAAATCCATCCCTGCTAATTTATAGAATGCTTTAGCCGGATTGCCACTAGTTCCAGTATAATCCCCGCCAAGATAATTAGTGGCACCATCTGGAAGTGGATAATTAGCGGTAGTTCCATTAGTAGCAATGGTCACATAACTAGAAGGCGAAATAATCTTCATATGAAGTCATTAGAATGTCATATAACTCATACATAGCAAGTCTAATAAAATAATTCCATTCACTCGTCACAACGAACGGAGAATTAACCCGATCAGCACGCTGTTGACATCTTAAGCGAAGTTCACATAAGGACATCTCACTTGGTTGAGCTGCCACCATGCCAACAATTGAACTATATGGGCTAGTTCCAGAGCCATTTACACCAGCGACTTGATAATAATATTGAATACCAACACCTGGAAAAGAATCTACATATTGACCAGAAGTAGAAGTAGCTAGATTAGTGAAATTAACACCATCTGTGCTTCGTTGAATTTGATAATAAGTAGAGCCTAAAGAGCCATTCCAAGTTAATAGAATATTTCCATCAGTCTGCTCAGCGTTTAAGTTCTGTGGCTGATATGGAACAACAGACATAAATCCTCAATCTAGAAAATAGGCTCCTAGAGCACATTTTAAGTGCTTAAGGAGCCATTAAAATTAAAGACCGCCAGAACCTGATGAATTAGATGGTCCACCATCTGGGATAGACACACTTGATCCATCGAATCTGAAACGAAGTGCAATCACTGAATTATTCGCAGGCGCTGTAACTGCAGCAGATCCATTTAAGAATTGCAACATCACAACTGCACCACCATAATTAGCAATGCTTGCATTATTAATTGACTGATTAGGATCTCCGCAAATTTCAATTGAAGAAATTCCAGATTGTGAAGGAACTTGTACAGCTCCAGTTCCACCAATCGCTCCGGTCGCTGTAGCAATAAAGCTCATGCCAACTGATGGCACGAATCCTTGCAGAACACCAACAGCTTGCCACTGGGCAAGTGTAGTAGTTCCTAAAGACACGATTACGTACATATGTCCTGCAGTAACTGAAGTTAAACTTGAACCAGACAAAGGAGATACAATTGAATTAGATCCAGACAATGAGTAATTGAAGTTATTTTTAAATTGTACCATTGCGTAACCAGCAATTGGATTTGGATTAGTTAACACATCTCCAACACCAGGAGTTGCAGAAGTATGCATGAATACGTTTCTTACATATCCATTAGACTTAATAGATCTTACGCCAAGACCATTTCCATTAGTCGAATCGACAATGAAATTAAGTTCAACTTCTTTAATAACAGTGATATTTGCTAATAATTTAGCACCATTTTGACTAAAACCGCGTGCATAGGACATAAAAGACCTCTTATCTAGCAATTTCTCTCTCTGATGCGCTAGCTACATGTCAGAGCAGTACGCTTGAACTATTCAAGCCTCATTATTGTCATTTATGGCGTTAAAACAAAGGGCCCTGGATAACCAGAGCCCTAAGATCAATAGACCTAAGTCTTATGATTAAGCTGATAAAGAAACGTTCATGTTATACCCTGGAGCTGAACAAATTACGTTGCCGTAATAAGCCAACCGTACTTCTAAAGCATCTGCTGTTCCTACACGCAGACCTTCCAAACCTTCCATACCATAAGTAAGGATGTGTGGAGCTTTACCGAGAGTTCGAAGCTTCCAAGAATCCATAGTCATACACCATGCATTCTGGGCCTGGGCTGAACGATCAGCCAGTACAGGGATTTTTCCATAAGCAGAATGGAAGTGGATAGCTTCGAAAGAAACCTCAACTTCATCATGCTCAAGCTGTACGTACTGCACCTTAGCTCCAAGCTCATTGATCAATGTCCCATAAGACACAAAATCAATAACAATCAAACCAGGCGCAGCACCTTCACGGTTAGCCAAAGCTAATGCGTTAGTGATACCTTCAGAGATTGAAAAGCTGGTTCCATTGAATCGCAAGCCACCAAGACGTGTAACGTCTGCGGAGCGGTTAACACCCCAGAAATTATCTGAGCTTGGAGGATCAACGAAAGGAACCCATGCGGCGAAGCCTGAAAGACCTAACATACCTGCAATTGTAGAAGCTCCACCGATACCGATGTCACCCAACACTTGCAAGAAGTCACCGGCCACCCATGCTGGAGCGCCTTGAACAATCGTACCAGAAATAGCGCCAGTTCCACGATTAACAGATGTAATCTGGATAGCATCAATAGTTCCTGGAGTAGATTGCAATGCTGCACCACCATCAGTGCTAGATGCTTGAATGGTCATACCAACTTCGAATTGAACAACAGCTTGGCTATTGGCCAACACGAAAGAAACGGTAGAACCAACAGTAGTAATACCAGCTGCGCTGATAGTTCCACGAGAGGCCGTACCACCAGCAAATAATTCAAATGCCATGTTATTAGACAAGTTTCTAAAACCATTGTCCAAAGTACGTGAAGCTTCGTCAACGAATGCTCCAGCATTTGATTTAGTTTGTTCCATCAATAAGTTAGTGATGGTGATAAGTTGGTAATCTTGAACCGCATACACGAAATAGGAAACTACATCAGAAGCAGTTTGTTGATTCTGAGCATTGCTAAATACGTGAGCACGGCCTTGTGGATTTCCGTATTCCAAAGGTACTGGAATATATTTTCCAGCGAATCCATCTGGTGACTCGTTTTTCGGTAACATCGCGAGTCCTGGATTCTTGGAATATACGATATTTTTCATATAATCTTTATCGTCCACAACCAATTCTTTTAAAGCTGCGATTTGGTTGGAACTATTTGCATACACTGGTGCAATAGCCATTTTATTCTCCTAATTATTTTATTTGACCACGCATTGCTGCAATCGCACGAGCCCTTTTCGAGGTCGGTGCTGAAGCAACATCACGGTTAGTTAATGTTCTCATTTGTTTAGTCTGTCCTTGTGGCTGTTGAGGTACTGCCTGAACAGGAGTTAACTTACTCTGGACCTTCTTTAGATTTGCAAGCCTCATGGCATCGTTGAGATACTCAGTTTCTAAGAGATTCGCTGCATCTTCAACTTCCATTACTTCCCCAGTTTGTTTCCAGGTTCTATGGATCAAATCAACAATCTTAGCCTCAGCTCTATTAGCTTTGATCATTTCAAATGTATCACCATCAGAAACAATTCGTTGAGCTTCCCTGCGAAGTTCAGCCAATACTTGTTGTTCTGCCTGCGCATCTCGCTCCGTAAGCTTAGATTCAACACCTTTTTCAAGGGCATCTATTTTAGCCTTCAAAGCTTGAAGTTCAGGATTGATACCTTGTTGATCTGCTAAGATAGCCTCGGTTAATTGTTCATAAGTAACACCAGCTTCTTGCAAAATACTCAATGGATTAGCTTTAAGCTTAGCTAAATCAAGTCCACCTGTGGCTTGCTCTGCTAAAGCCTTTTCTCTCGCAGCTATCTCACTCTCTTTAACTTGGAGTGCCCGCTTTTGCCTAGCAATAGCGGCTAATTGAGGGCTAATTGGCGCTGTAACTTCAGGCTCAACATTAGCCACCGTAGTGTCAGGAATGACGTTAGGTGCCACTACTGGAACTACTTCTGCAATCGGTTCTTCTTCTCTATTGGCAGAGAAGTTAGTTCTCATTTTAATAGACTTCTTGTTATTAAGTCTTTCAACTTGAGGATCAACATGAGTCTCTGATTGAGTAATCCTCGTTGGAGTCTGTCCTAAGTATGCTTGCTTAGCTGCTTCTCTGACATCGGCGCTCGCTCCAACACTTGGAGTAACTGAACCAGTCGATGGTCCAGCAATAGGAGTAATCTTCATATAATATCCTTTCTCTTATAACTTAAGAGGGTTTGGTTATTGTTGTGGAACTGCGTTTGGAACTAATGGTGATGTAGGTAATGGTGCTGCTTGAGCCTGAGGAGCTGGCATTGGAGGCGGTTGAGCCGCTTGAACAATGGCCTGCACTTGTTGGAAGAATGTTCTGAGCATCTCTGCCTTAGATTCTTCAAGCTTAGCTGCCATGTATAAATTGTAATATTTCACAGTTAATTCTGTAGCCAACTGCGTATCCATAAATGGATCTGGAGGCGTGTATTTACCTTCTTCAACGATAGCATCCAGGATTTGGAATATTCTTTCTTCACTAGCATTATCAAGCTGTTCATTACTCTCCAAGTCTTGAGGAGAGCGCATAAGCCTTCGGCCTTCTTTAATGGTCAACATGCCTGATTGAACTTGCTCAGTAACCCATTGCATACGGCCTGCTGGAGTTCTAGGCAATGCAGACTCACTAAAGCATTGAATCACGAAAGGATCTTGCAAGAACTTCATTGCCGGAAGATCAACTTCCTTAGTTCCATCCTTGTTAGGATAAACAGTCTGATATTTGCCTGTTTCTTTGGCAATATCCATAGCTGTATCAGTGATTAAATACGCACCTTCAATATGAGCATCGTCAAACTTCTTAGATAAAGCAGCGAATCTGTCAGTAGAAATATCATCTGCAGAGCGAATTGCTGCACCAGAGTTTAATCCTTGTGGCTTCTGACTTGTCGCCTGCATAGCAGAGACACCGCATTGCTGAAATCCGTATTGAATCAGCTTATCTCGCTCCGCGTATAACTCAGGAGCATTTGCTGGAGCCACTTCATAGCTAGGTTTCACACCACTATAAGTAATGATCACACCAACTTCATTATTATTATGTGCTTTAACAACCTTTGAGCCTTGTTCAATGAACACACGAGGCACACCAACTAAAGTAATAGCGCGTGCAATAGTGTATAGAATCCTATTCAAAGACATCTGAGTCCCGAAAAGCTGAGTAGCTAATCCTTGGCCAAAGAATCCTAAGAATGGATCTGAATATCGCATGAAAATGAATGGAAATTTCACTTTATGATAGACTTCTTGTTCTAAGATGCCACTTAAAGTGACAATAACGTGACGGCCTGGATGATAACCAGGCTCATCTGGATTAGGTCCAGATGCTAACTTCCAACCTTCTACGATCATAATTTGATCTGCTGTCGTACGACCTGAATCCGGAGCATTATCTGGATAACTATTCGGAGTCTCCATAATAATCTCTTTGGCCTCTGGCCATTTAGCCAAAGCTCGGTCACGATCCATAAGCATAAGCTCGACTAATTGCTCAGGCTTACCATTCAGTGAATCATTGTCATCAACATAAAGATTGGTGATCATCTTTCGATCAACACAGACTTTGTTATCTTCTCCGGCATATACTTTAAGACAGCCTGTACCCATGACGATACAGTCTCTTAACATCATTGCTGCTTTTTCATAGAACTTCGTTTGATAAAACTCACCCAGAACGAATTGATTAAGCCTTTGAGCCAAATGCCTTTGTTTATAATCAGCATTGTCAGTGAGGAACTTTGGTTGTGGTTTATTCTGTGAGAGTCTTGATACGAGAGTGTCTGTGCATGCCTGAATAAGATTAAACGTTGGTCTATCATCTGGTAAAGTCTTAGTCCTATCCATTTTAGACACATTAGAACCAGCGTAACTATAAACACTAAGACCACAATACAGCCTAATATCAACAGCAAGCTGCCTAATGCGATATGTCTGATTAGTTTTAAGATAAGCAGCAGTGCCACACAGATCGACAGCAAGCTTCTCGTCTTCACTTTTCCACCATTCAGCAAGAATAGACATCGCACCATTCTCTGACATGCGTGTCTTCATCTTGATCTTTTCAACTGGACCTTTAGCTTTAGTTATCTTCATTGCTTATCCTTAAGCGCAGGATCTTCTTCTGGTAATCCACCAGAACTATAAAACATCAATTGCTCAGGAGTTAAAATGCCATCGGGAAAATTAGCATAAGGATTATCAGTTAACGAAGTCTCG